GGATTTTCAGCTCTCTTAGCCATTACATAGTTTACAGGATTACCATTCTCATCTGTGGTGAATGGTTGAGTCATTATGGCTAAAACTTTCTCCTTGAGATCAGGATTTAATTTATGTCCAGGAATAACCTCATCAGTCTCCTTTACCTTTTGAACAAGTGAATTGTAAAACTCACTCAATTGCTTCTCCTGAATCTCTCTTTGTTTTTTTAGCCTTAACTTCTCATCTTCCTGTTGCTTCTTATAATATTCTTTTAATTCCGATAAGGCTTCCTTAGCTTCATCATACAAGTCTTCCTCAGACATCTTCGATACCAGCTTATCGGATTTCTCTGCATCTATACCTTTCAATGTTAAGTATTCCTTAACTATTCTTTTTTGCAAATCATCATCATACTCAAGTTCTTCAGGATCTATGGTGCTATACTTTAATTCTTCTTTCTTTAACTCTTTTAAAGAGTCAATAGGAATACCTTCTTTTACAGCCTCAGCTAAATCTTTTAACTCTTCAGGAAATTGACTTAAATATCTTTCAACATGTTTATTGATTGTCTTGCTTATAATTCCCTTCAACGACTCTGTAGGGTTAGATACATCAAACTCCTCTTCAGAGAAGTCTTCAACAACACCTTCTTCCTTTAAAGCTTTTGCAAATAATTTATAAACCTCTGACACTTCGTTACCGCCAGAAGTTTTAGTATCACCTTCTTCTTTTATATCAACACTATGATTAGAATCAACATTCTCTGAATCTACTTCAGGAATGTCAATCAAATCTTCTTCATTTTCATCACTTAGGTTTGATATAGGATTAATATCATCTATATCTAAACCTTCAAATTGCTCTTGATTTTGTTTGTTTTCTTCCATATATCTGATTTTAACGATTTACTTATGTTTAAGTTGTTAATATTTAAATAAAAATAGTTTTCGCTATTAAGATTTTTTATTTTGACTTTTTAGACGTTCAGCTATTTCTTTCTCCTTTAATTTTATTTTCTCCATCTCTATACGTTCTTTTGAAGCTACTTTCTGTAACTCCAATACGTCTGGTATTCCATTTCTATTTACATCTACATATTTCTTATCTATCTCTTTCTTGTAATCAAGTTCTTTCATCTTGAGTTTGGTCTCATTCTCAAGTTTCAATTTCTCCAACTCAAGATCTCTGTCCTTCTGTTTCTCATCAACATCAATTTTCTTAAGCTCAAGCTCTCTTTGATATTTCAAATCTTCAAGCTCTTTCTGAGCTTTTTGTTGCTCTTGCAACATCTGCATTTGTTGCTTATGTTTCTCTTCTTGCTCTTTCTTGAATCTGTCTTGATAATATTTAATCTTATTCTTCATATCAACAACAGAGTCATTTGACAATATGTCAAGCAATCCTTCAAAGTCTATCATCTGGTTCTGTAAACCAGCATGAGCAAGTTGCTTAATAGTGTTTATTATCTCATACTCTTTAGAAGAGTCTTGCAAGAACACTCCATACGATGCTAACGAGAAATTCTCATCTTCTATGTTTAATATGTCTGTAGTGAAGTCATCAGCTATATATTGCAACTTCTTCTTCGTACCATCCTTCCATACAGTTCTTGCAGTTTCTATCAATGCAGTTAATGCCTTTCTCTTTACATGATTGTGTAACTGATAATATTTTTCTGTAATATGTGAAGACTGAACAACTGACCGTTCAACTCCACCAAGAGTTTCTCTATTCTCTATCTGACCTTGTCTTTGTCTTGTTACACCAGAAATACTACCAAGCTGCTCTTCTATGTAATTCAATATTAGTATATGCTGTTGTATATAGTTACCAAGCTCTAAATCTATAACAGGTGCGCTTTCATTCATTGTTCCAGCTAACTTACCAGTAGCAGCTCCCTTTTTAGCTTCCTTAAAAGGATCTTCTAATGCCCAGCCAAGAATCTCTGCATAATACATCCACTCTTCAGGCTCCATACCGTCTGGAACTTTTGCAAGATTTAATTTTCCTATTCGACCTTTAGCCTTTGCAAACGCTAATTCTGTTCTATACATGAAAACGTTATAAAGATATTGATAAGGCTTCATTCTATCCATTAACGATATAGCCCGCATATTTCCTACGTTATTCACTATTCCGAAATATCCTGAATAACTTCTTCCAATATTGTCAATATCTCTATACTGAACAGGTCTTGGTCCTATATTGATGTATATGTCTTTTCCAATCTTGATACCTTCCCACCATTCAGTAACCCAAAACCACTCTATCTCTTCTCCTTCAGACTTCTCATAAAATTCATTTACATACTCATAGTATTCTATACCATCTTCATCTGTTCTCTTTAACTTACCAACTTTCTTGTACGACCTCCAAACAACTTTAACAACTCTTATATTGCCGTATAAATCCATGTAAGCACCTCTGTTGAATATAAAATCCTCAACATCAATCTCTCCATTTACTATAATGTTAGGCGACTCATCGTCAATATTTATGTAATTATACTTCATGTCAAGGTCTCCTTCAGTCATATATTCTTCTATCTTCTTAATATCTGAAGCTGATAACTTGTCATAATACCTATCAACTATTTGACCAGGAGACATATATCTCTCTTCAACTATTATATCAGAATCTTCTATGAAAGGAGAATCTCCGCTTCTAACTGTAAACAGGCTTAAAGGATCTACTCTTCTTAATGTAGGCTCTCCACCAATAACCTCAACACATAATATCTCCTCACCTGCTATCAGTAAATCCTCAAATGCTTTTGAAAATACTTCTTTTAAATTATTCTTGTTGTATAGATAACTTAATATCTGATTAGCTAATCTCTCTCTTAAATCCTGAAATTCGTACTTATGAAACTTCTCAAGATATTTTAATTTCTCCTTAGCCTCTTCCTCACTCATATCAGACGCAAGAAGACTACCTATAACCTCAAACACCTGCTTCTTCATTTCGTTCTCCTTCTCAGTAATAGCATCTTCGTTTACCGTAAATACCTTGAAGTTGTCTCTACGCTTTCTCTCCTCTCCTATCAGAACATCTATCTTAGGCATTACAATAGGATAGTTCTGCATCTTTGCAGGAAATGTCTTACCTCCAAGATCGAAAGGATCCACGGTCCTTTTAACATCATCTTCATCTAAAATACCAGATGCTAATCTGTAGTTTACAAGCTTGTTCTTATACGTCTGTCTTAGACCATTATCATTGAAAATAGCCATATCTTCAGCAGCGTCTATACACTGCTTAGCCCATTTCTCAGTTTTAGCTGAGAATGACCTCTTCTGTGCTGGAAAATTTATACTATGCATACTTTATTATCTTTTTAACGTGATTTTTATCATAATGTTTTTTAAAGAATTTACTTGCAACAAATTCATTTACTTCGTTATCATAAGTTTTATTTATTCTTGACATCATCTCTTCCCTCAATATCATTAACATACCTAATGCACTTATCCTATCAAAGTTGCCGTCAGGATTCCACATAGCAGCTTCCTTCAACAAACCCACGCTTCTTATCTTATGAAGGTTAAGTACAGTAGGCTCATCTGGATTTGACTTATAAGCTTCAGACAACATCCATTCTGACGACAATCTCCTTGCCCAAGCATTAACCTTCTTACTTGAATTTGTCCCTTTTGATTTATTACCTACACCAAATGCTCTTGATATATCAAGGTCTCTCAATATTTCAGGAGTATCACAAAGTAAATGCAGAGAGTTTTTATTCTTGAAATAAGCATATAAACCTTTTTTGTCGTTCTCATAATTAGCTACAGCATTGTAGAACATTAGCAGTCTTCTGGCTTTCTCATAAGAATCAGATGCTTTATTCGTTCTTCCTATATACTCTGCAACTATCCTGTCTGTCAATACGTTCATTATGTAGATACAGAATAACGAATTCGTTGTTGATTCGTCGTCATCTATAGTATCTATGCCTCCTATATATACACCGTGAGGAACTCCTCCATCAGCTCCTGTTATCGGCATTTCATATATCTCTATAGCTCCTTCCTTGTTTTTGTTATCTTTTATTGGAAACTCTCTTATAGGTACTAAATCAGCGTTATTAACCCACTTCAATTCTCCAGTAGATGTTATTGTTAAATTACCTACCCAGTGACCTGAAACAAAACTTTGGAATGAAGGCATTATCTCAGATAAATACTCTTTTATTTGCAATACAGGAAATACAGAACCTTCTCTTCTTAATACAGCTTCCTGTGGAGTAATAGGGGATTCTGCTTTCTCAGACACTAAAGCGTTAGGATCTGATGCAGTCTTTCTTATTTTCTCCCTATACATCAATATCTCCTTCAATGCTTTTATAACATCTGAATTTCCATTGCTGTCATAACAACCTGCTCTGTTTAAATATTCTGGTACAAAGAAACCACATACGCCTTCACCATTAACTTTATCATAGATATTCCTCATCGGTAATACGTCGTAAGCCTCTGGATTGTAGAACAACTCTTCTGCTGCTTCAAAATTAGATCCTTCCTCACCACCTGTACCAAATGAAATCATATACCCAAAGGTTACACGACCTTGCTTCATTGATTTCTTAGATAGCTTCCATGCTTTCAACAATCCTGGAAATATACCGCTTTCCTCAAATGCTATAAGCTTACCACGTTTACCACGAGCCTTACCAGGATTATCTTTCAATGATACACCTATAACTTCAGACTTCATTCCCTTCTCTATAAAGTCTTTGGACTCTACATATCCAAGCCTCTTATGAAGTTCTTTATCAACAAGTCTTGCTTTTGGAAATGGTGTGTTTACAGCTAACCAGTCAAGCAAAGCCCATGCCTTTGAAACAATACCATCTTTCAATAGGAACTCTGTTTCATAAGCCATCAAATAAGACTTGGACTCTTTGAAGAACAGCATATTTCTTATAGCCATAGAGGATAATTTGAACGAATATCCTCTACCACGAGCTTTTAATACAGTTCCAAATAATCCTTTTGCCTCTCCTCTTTCTACATAATGGAAAAATAAATAGTCACCATCCCATACCTTAGGAAAGTCTCTTACACGCTCTGCTCTGATATTTTCATCACCATCTCCTAAATCTCTATCTTCAACAAGTAATATAGGTGAATAGTTTAAATAGAAATAATAATATCCTGGTATCCATTCTCCATCACTTTCTCTCACATAACCTTCTCTACATCTTCTTGCTTCTTCCCTCCAAAATCTTGCATATTCAGAATTAGGATGTGAGTTTGGAACAAGATCAGTGTATCTTCCATACTTTTGATAGTGTATGGCAGCCTGCCTGAAATAATCCATATCCTCAAGTATATGAGGATTCTCCAAATCAACTATTATTCTACCCTTCTCATCTCTTTCTAAATCTTTAGCACGTTTCCTGTCCTTAGAAACCATGTTTCTTACAAGGACAATATTTTCTATAATGTCAATTATTTCATTGAACTCATCTCTACCAATCTCCTCTTTGAGTTTTTCTATGTCAAAATTAACATTATAATCCATCTTCAAACACAGATTTTTCCTTGTCTCCTCTTAATTGTTTTTTAACGTCTATTTCCCTCTTAACTTTTTCTTCAAGAACATCGAGAGAATCTGATAGCGATGGAATCATTTTTATAGTGTCAGCCATCTTTTTTACGTCGTATATGAAGTTTCCTCTCTCATCAGTAGCATGAAGATTTATAGACCTTAAAAACCTTGATATTTCATTCAATGCATATCTTGCATCATCCAACAATATCATGGTTATAGTCTTTTGTCTTTCTTTGTATATGTCAATACAAGCCTTCACAGTTGCATCAGGTTTCCAACCCTTAGGTAAATCTAAACTGTTTATTATAGCATTGCTCCTATCCTCATCATCTGTTATGTTAGAGAACGGAGATTTAAAGTCTGTCATAAAATAAACATAGGATAGCTCAGATTTGGCTATCCTTTTATCTCTTGTTTTATCCCTTGTCCACAACTTCTTGAACTCTTTTATAGACAAAGTATATGGACCTGGAAGTACATCTTTTCCATCAAACTCTAAAAGCATTACACAGGTTTTTTCTCATAATAACTTTTACCCCTGTCCTTAAAAGGCTTCTTGACATAAGGCATACCGTCTTTATCAACTGCCTCTAATTGACTATTACATAATGAACATTTTGCATCTACAGGAATTAACTTCCCATCTACAAGTCTCAATGTTACTTCTGGTATCAATATCTCATCGTCAAATCTTTGGCAGTCTTTATTTAAACACTTCAGTATCATAGGTTGTATTTTTCGTTAAACTTTTTAGCTTTCTCAATTGTCTTGTCAAGCTTAATATCTGAAGTTTCAGACATTTTGGTAGTTGTTTCTGTAATTTTAGGCTCTTCATTGAATACTCCAAATATTTGGTGTTCTTTTATTAGAACATACTTCTCTCCTTCAACATCAATGATTACACCAGGAGAATTAATCATAACCCAGTCACCTACTTTTACCTGATCACATTTAGGTCCTACAGCAGCTACTTGATAGATTAAATCAGATTCAGCCAATAGAGAATCATCTACTATCAACTTTGTCTCTTTCTTTTTATAGTATAACAATATTCCTGTTTGATACGGAGTGAAATTAACTTTGTCTTTTCCCATTTAAATAACTTTTAATTAGTTTGTTGTTTAATCTTCTTCTAAACTTAAATTCTTCCTGAGTTTCAAACTCAAGTCTATAAGGCTTAATTGAGTTAAATAGTCTAATCTCCTTTTTTGGTATATCATCTATTGATTCTAAAGATTCAATTTCTTGCACTGTAGCTGAACTTAAATCAGGCATTGATATTTTTATATAATCAACTCCTTCAATTAAATCTTTTTCTGTTTTAGATTCCATTAATAATGTTTTGAAAATGTATTAAACGTATAAATATTGTTTAGGTTTCCTTGTTGCTATTAACTCTATTTGATTTCTTGGGTCTTAACCTGAATTTACCTAGGTTAGATATATTAACAACTATTTCTTCTGTGCCATTATGATAATCAAATTCTTCGTACAAATCTCTTATTATTCTGAACATTGAATCAAATATTCCAAACAGAGTTGTATTGTCTAACTCTATACCATCTTCCTTCAGCTCCTCTCTTATTCTATTGAGCATCTGAATATTCTTTCTTGAAGTATGTAGCTTTCTTAAATATGCTATCTCATCTCTTGATAATTTATCATCTGTATTTAAAAGCTTTCTATGCATATAATGATTTTGTATATTATTACGCAAATTAATTGATAAAGGTTATTGAATTTTAATTTGAATTAAATAAATTCGATTTAAGAGCTTAAAATTAGTTCAGGTATATAATTATACTTAAATTGATAGAAAGTGTCTTAAATCTAAAATAAATAGCCTTATTCAATAAATTTTCAAAAAACTTCTGCTTCTATATATATCTATATTATCTCCTGCTATCTCCTACTATCTCCTGCTATCTCCTGCTATCTTAGTTATCTTAGATTATCTGTAATATCTAAATTATCTAATATTGTACTATATCTTGTTATATTGTACTATATTTGACTGTACTTAATATATTGTGAGTTACTTAACTGGTATTATACCGATAGGAGTACTCATAAGTTTATATACTACCATATATATTACTCTGTATATTACTCTGTATTACTATGTATATTTTTAAAATTAACTTATCTGTATTATATATATAAATATATATAATATATAATATTATAAATAATATTATAATTAATAATATATAATATAATATATATAATATAATATATATAATAATAAATATAATAATAATAATTTCTTCTTTCTTTTTTTTGGTTACTTTTTTTTCTTTCTTCTTAACTTTGCTCGACCTGAAAGTTTGTATGAGGCGTTTTTATGTCTCTCTGGTATCATAACCCTATTTTGAGG